AGCAGACATTCCGTCAGACAGAACATTTCGTAACGCTTGGGAGTTCGCATGATCGTAATTAACCTAGACAAGGCAAAGAACATTGCTCACGAAGTACGCCGTGAAAAGCGTAACGCAGAGTTTGCTCCTTTAGACATTAAAGCAACCATCCCTAGTGAAGCTGTTGCCGCTGAAGCTGAACGTCAGGCAATTCGTGATAAGTATGCTGCTATTCAGAACGATATTGACTCAGCACCAGCTATCCCAGAACTTAAAATGATCGTGGAGTCGCTATGACCGGTGCAGTTAAACTAAATACAGCAGGCGGAGGTAGTGTTGTTGTACAACCTGCTTCTAACATTGCATCGGATGTAACTGTAAACGTGCCTAGCCAGAATTGTACCTTGGGTATTCAAGGGCCAGCGTTTAGTGCTTATCAAAGTACGGCGCAAGCAATGACTGGAACGGTAAACACCAAAGTCAATTTCCAGACCAAAGAAGGCAAAGTTGCTCGAAACCTCATCCGTTCCTGTAGATGTTTCTGCTATCTGAGAGTTATATTCTTGTGCCGCGTTATTTGTATCTGCGGCTGATGCAGATTCATTCGTAGCTGTATCAAACACCTGTTGTGCGCTATTTGTCTCAGAGCCGGCCGCCACTGCGCTAAACGCTACGCTATATGTTCCGATAGGCGTGATTAAATCCGTTACGGTCGCCGAATCCAATATATGTGTAACAAGCGCTTGGCTGGAAGAAATTGCATCAGAACCGGTAGCTGTATCCGCTAATGCAGAATTGTATGTGCTACCAGATACAAAGTCCGAATCAGCGGCTGTAGCCGCGTCCTCCGCATCTCGAACGTAGACAGACATGCCCCAAGCGGCTTCGCTCCATTTGCCGGAACTCCAACCGCCTTCAGCCATGATTAAGCTACTTCAAGTTCGTCTTGCTTAAACCAACGTTGTTGCAGTTCCTGTCCGTCATTCCACTCTAAAAGAGCTTCTACGTCGCCGTCGTCGTTAAAACGCAGGCCAACAACGGTTCCTTCTGGAACAACAACTTTCAGCTTAGCTTTATCGCCTTTTTTCAGCATGATTATCCCGCCAGAGAGAATTGATAAGATACGTTCAACACATCACCCGAAGCAACTACACGATCTCCCGGTGCCGTAAAGTCCGATGCCGAGAAAAGAATCCCGGTTGCGCCACCCTTTGTGCTGTTGCTAATCAGGAACGCGCCACCAACTGTTGCGGTAGCGTTAATGTTAAAAGCCGCAGGAGAGGCGCTATTCGTGGCCACAGACGGGTTTGCAGTGGTTGGGGTGCCAAAGGTACAGGCAGGTCGCGTTGCGTTGCTGTACGGCGTGATTTCTGTGAAGCTGTGCGAGGCAGCGGTGTCGCCGGCAGCTGGGTTGTTAGATGCGGCCGCACCGTACAGTCCAATGTACCAAGCAGCGGTGTAGCCAGATCCTTTGAAGTACTGGTTATTCATGTCCTGCAGACCTTGGTTAACAACAAGGTTCTTAGGCTCCATCGTCCACTTCAGGTTGCCTTCGGAATCGCGGCACTCAATGGCGTATTTGCCGGTAGCTTTGGCAGATTCGCCGCAGCCAATAGTACGAGTCAAGGAGCTTGAAATAGTGTCCTCTACGTGCAGTTGTTCAACATTCATTTGAAGCTCCTTTAAGCGATCTGTATCGGGGCCGTGGCCGCGTCTGTTGCCGGAAATTGTATAACAAAGTCACCGGCATTTGTTTGCTTGTCTTCGCCAAATTGCAGCACAAGAATAGCTGGATTTGTGATTCCGTCTTCTTTGTAAATCAGTGCCCCGCGAGCCGTAATGGTCGTAGTGTTCCAAGTTACCGTTGCGAAGTTAAGGTATGCAGTCGTTCCAGATGACGTTGGTTCAATGCTAACTGTAAGCTCTTGGCCGCCAGCTGTGTAACCGGCGCCACTTGCTTCGTTCAGCGTTGAGTATGCAGTCGTTGCCGCGCTTAAGTCTGCGGCGGACGTGTACAAGGCAACCTTAAACGTTTGAGCTGTTCCGGCGCCAAAATCAAAGTCGCCTTTTAAGAGGCCAACTTTGAACGATGTGCACATTGCTTGTGTAATCATTAGCTCACCTTATCAACTACTTGCCCGTTGCGGTACGTGTCTTGTCTTTGCTTTCCATCGCCAAGCTGTTTCAGCAGAGCGATAGACTGTACATACAGCTTATCGTAGTTCTGGATGATGTCAGCTTCGGCCTTCATGAATCGAGCCGCTTCAACCAAGCATCCGTTAAGCAGAGCGCTGTCAAAGTTGTCACCCAACCAAGATGTGCCGGCAGTAACGATAGACTCAGGAAGGTAGAAGTAATGCAGCTCAACCCCGTAATTGGCGTCAGGGGTTGGCCCAAGAATGAACGATAGCTCATTTGTTACCGCCGGAGGGTCTGTATTCGTGGTGGTCGGCCCAAAGATTGCGTAGTAACGCGGCAAAGCCTTTGCGTTTGGATTTGGGTACGCTTCTCTGATCCAGTTTACGTCTTTGTTCAGCAAGTACAGGTATTCGCCGTTGGCCTTAATAACCGCAAGCGAGTACACCGAAAGAAAGTCATTTGGGCTTGCAAGGTATTTATTGTCACTGGTTAAAGTACCAGTGACGTTTTTACGCAGAGATGGTAGCTGCACCGTGTTGTAGATCAACTGCTCGGTGCGCTTGATCATCGAGTCAATATCTACCGTCGAGTAGCTATTCTCGGTGATGTCTTGAATCTGCTCAACAAGCTCGGCGTAGTTCATAACTACCTCTTAGGCCATTGGCCCGCGAGCCATCTTGCCCTTGGTCTGGGCTTTTCCGCCTCGAACCTTGATGCCAGACGTTTTGGTTTCTGGGTAATTGCCCTTGCTTACACCGGCAACGGAAATGTTCATTTTGTTCAAACAGTTCCATTCCTCGGTGATAGCAGGATTGGCTACCTTGGTAATTTTGCCAGTCATGATCAGCCCTTTTGGTTTTGTGCGCGAGCCAGATTACGGCCTACTGCACGCATTTCTTTGCCGGTAACAGTCTTAGCACCCTTGCCTTTGCCGCCGGTTTGAATGCCGACTGCTGGGCCGCTATCGCCTAGGTTCTTACCCTTTGTCTTGCCAGTTTTTGTTACGCCGTCTGCTGCTTTTTTGAACGCCATGATTTGCTCCTTAATTTGTTACCACTATAACACTTCCGACAAAACCTGTTGCTGTTAATGGTGCTGCCGGAATAATTTGAGAACGGCTCTGTGGGTAGCCGGTAAAATCTGGGCGCGGATTGCGTATAGCCTGTGGGTCGTCAATTGGATAAAGGCCAAGCAGCAATTGTGGCTGATCACTTTCCCAACACTCTGGGCACACAAGGATGTTTACGTTCTTCGTCTTGATGATAAGTTCTTTGAGAACCTTTCGCTTATAGCGAAACCCGCAGCGATCACATTCGCTGATTGCGTTGCGGTCACTGGCGAAACGATTGCCCATTTTAGAACCTATTTCCTTTTCGCAGATTATCCATCCACGGTATTACTTGTAGGTTCAATGGTACATGAAGTCCTGAGACTGTTTTACCGTTCAATGGGATTTTGTGGTCTACGTGCCAAGAAAATCCAAACATCTCTGTTCTTAGCGAGGCAAGTTCATATGCCTGAGAAATCATCCACAAGTCATCTGATGTAAGCCAGCTAGGGGCTCGCTTTTTGCGGGCGAGTCTATTTAATGTTTTTGCAGCAGCGTCTTTACCGGGGTTTAATTTAACCCACTTCATGCGGGAGGCACGTCTGGCCTCTGGATTTGCAATGGCGTACCCGCGATCCTGCGCCGCTTTGTACTCCTTGTTTTCCTCTGCCCAAGCTTTTTTCTGCGCTGCGATACGCTCTTTGTTTGCGGCCCTATATGCGGCCATGTATTTTGATATGCACAATGAGCAGCGCGTTCCGTGCTTTGGATTGTATGTAAACGTAATGTCTACACCGCAATCGCTGCAAGAACGGTCGATTGGTTTCTTTGGGCCAATATCTGCAAGCGCTTTTTGTTCTGCGCGTTCTTTTTGTTTTCGCAGGCGAAACTCTTTTGAGCGTTGCAAATAGCTTTCCTTGTTGGCAAGGTAGTTTGCGCGCGCACGAGCCTTTGCTTTTTCTGGGTCTTTGTATGGCATTATGTTGCCCTATAAAACCTTGGGACCAGCCTGATAGGTGCCTTTTCCCGGTCTTCCGAAGAGCACAGATCGAACTGCTCGTTGTACACAGACTTCAGCATATCAAGTCGTGGAGCAAGCTCTGGCACCTTCATAGCGATGTAGTATGCCAGCCCAGAAACAACCGCCGGCAAGAATCGGAAGTTCATATCCGCCGTTTCGGCACCGGATCCAGCGTCTTGTACGCGGCGCATGCGGTAATACGTAAACGTGTAGAACGGATTAGCCAGAGTGCCTTGATTTGGAACGGGCCATACCACTACAGCGGGTAGTTGATTCCACTGCACTGTAGCGCCCGCTAGGTGTGCTGCTGCGGAAGTATTGGCTTGAGCACGGAAGCAGTTATTCAATGTGCCGCCAACGCCAGCTGGGTTCTGCACGATGTAAGAATAGTTGATGATCTCTGAGCCGATCTGAACAAACCCGTATGCCGGCAATCCGGTAACGTCAGTCAGCGCGATTGTCGTGTCAGCATCAGTGATTCCGCCATCCAGAACGCCAGCGATTGGTGCGCTCTGCCCAGACATGCGCTGAACCATAACCTGAATCGGTCTGGCTTGCGTGATCTTGTTTGGGATCGTAGAGTAGGTGGACATGCTGATACGGGTGATGTTCAGGTCAGACTGCGTGGAGTAGTTGTTTGCTCCAGTGCGGATCTGTTGTTCCATCAGGTCAATCGTGTCTACGGGCAATGGGTAGCAGAATTGCCCTTGAACCATGTTGAAACTTCCGGGCTCGATAGTCCACATGTTGATGCCGCGATTCTGAAACTCAATCGTCATCAAGTTCATGGATCGGCGGGCTGTGCGCAGGTCATAGCCTGAACGCATCTCGCGGCCGGCACGCTCCCACGCCTCTTCAGCGATTTCCGCAAAATCGAGGTTAAAGTCAGTCGTGCCGGTTGTAGTCATTTTTTCATACCCTTAAGCGTTTCTGCAAAACGAGCGCGCTGACCAAGTTTATCCGGGGCTTTGGCGGCCTTTGCAAGCTTCTTAGCAGGGATCGTCTTTCCTTCTTTAATGCCTAGAGATTTACGCAAAGCGCCCGGCTTCTTGATAGCGCCTTGAATAAACTTGTCCGTAGATCCGCCTTCAGCAAACATCAGAAAGTCAGTGTTGTCCCGACGCTTTTTAACTGTAGCGCCGGGGATCTTGTCTTTCCTAATTGCTCCCATCCCACGAGATGCTCGCATAATTTACTCCTTTGGAGCGGCTTTCTTAGCGGTCTTTACGGCCTTTTTAGGGGCTTCTGCTACCACTTCACCTTCGCGCTTGCGCACTGGAATGTTTTTGGCTGGAATGCCTTTTGCCGGAATCATACGATACGTCCTTTTGTCTTGCCTTTAGTGGCAATACCATCGGCACGCTTAGAGGCTGATCCAACCTTTCCGCCAGACGACATCTTCTTAACACAGCCGCCTTTTTTCATGCCCATGGCAGTGCGCATCGCACCAGCAGCTTGGCCTTGCATTGGCGTACGTGGGCGAACAGGTGCGCCGCCCATACCGCGATCTAGCGTCGGGCCTTCATCTGGACTGGGTGGCATACCTTTGTCAGCAGTGTAAACACCAGCGTCAGCAGGATTAGCCATAGGCCGCTTAGCAGCCATAGGAGGAGCCATAGGGCGACGCGGAGCAGCAGAACGCTTACCGCGCAGAGCTTCAATAGAACCCATGTCATCTTCAAGTTTTCCGAGATCTTTTGGCATGATCAACAAACCTTTCCTTTAGTTTTACCGCGAACTTCGATACCACCGCCACGAGCGTATTTGGCAACCTTGCCACCGCGCTTCATTTCGGTCTCTTTAGCTTCAGCAGAAGCATAAGCCTTTGGGCTCATCTTACCGGCTTTAATCTTTTGCGCAGTCTTTAACGCGCCTTTTTCTTCGTGTCCGTATCCTTCAGCTTTTTCAGCCTTAGCAAAAGCCTTTGGAGAAACTTTTCCAGACTTAACTGCTTTGGCTTCGCTCAGCTCTTCGGAATATGTTTCTTTTCCTTTGAACAGACTTCCGCCTTTGGCAAACTTCTTGCCTACGTCTGCAGTGTTGAACTCTTTTGCAACCTTAGATGGAATGCCGACTTTCTTGGCAAACACAGGGTTGTGAGCTGCGGCCGCCATCGTACGCGCTTGTTTTTTACTGGTGCTGGGCATTTTTTGCCTCCCTTAAAAACAGATCTATCTTCTGATCGAGTCGCTCTAAACGGTCAAGAACTCGGCCAATGTCGGCGTGTACCTCTGCCTTGGTGACGTACTCCTTGGCAATTTCCTCGCGGGTTCGGTTAAGCAAAATATTCATTCGCTTCACCTCATCAGATTTGTCTTTGAGTATATAACCGATAAAAGCAACAACACCAGTCAGCAAAACATTCCAAATAACTGATTCGTTCATGTTGCACCTTAGCCGTAAATCAACATCGCAGAGTCAACATCTGTCAAAACGGCGTATACACCATCAGTGACTTTGACGCCCTCTCCAGGCATTAGAATGTAGAACGTGCCGGCGTTGGCTGCTGCTGGCGTGCTGATCGTGCCAATCGCTTTTCCGGTACTGTCTGAGCCATCATAAAGCACAACAGTGCCAGCGGCCGCGCCAGAGGTTCCGTAGATCGCTTTAATTCGGCAAGAGGCAAGAACACTACCGTTCTGCATCTTGAATGTGTTGCTCGCGCCTAGAGGTTGAGTCAACAGTACATCTGTTTGCATACCCATGATAAATCTCCTGAATGGTCAAATGGGGGCCTGAGCCCCCGTCGTCAATTAGACGTTTTGTTGACCGAGGAGTGGGTCAGTTACGTAATACAGGATCTGGCCGCTTACAGCGCCGCCGGTTGCAGCAGATGCGCCAACGCTACCGGTGATATAAACCATATCCGTTGCCGACATAACTGCGCCAAGCGAAGCGCCAGGCACAGAAGCGGTTGCCCATGTGAATACTTGCTTGCCAACATCTGCATCAGCTTCGTTTAGAAGAGATGCGTTGCTTGCAGAACCACCGTTGTAAGTGGTAAAGCCCATGTCAAACGTTGGGTTGGTGCCGCCTGTGCCAGCAGCGTTGGCGTTGATCTGGACGATCACAGCACCAGCAGGAAGGATCACTTTGGCAGTGTTGGTCGAAGATACTTGAGCCTTGTTGCCCGCAGCAGCGGTAGGATCAAAGTAGAACTCGGCAGCCATCAGGCCAGTGCCACAGTATGCGGTGCGAGTATTGTCGCCGCCGCCCGAACGCCAGATGCTTTGAGTAGTAGAAACGCCCATGATAAATCTCCATACAGTAAGGCCAGTCAGTCGGTATGGCGTCTGCCGGGGGCAGTCTGAAAGGCCGGGATCCCCGGTTTCTTAAAGTGTACGCTTGTTTTATTCAGTGTCAACATGGTTTAGCAAATAATTCTTTGCCGCGTCTAATAGTTGGATTGAATCCTTGAAACCGCCTAGCGCCGTGTTGCATCCAGAGCAAAGCAACCCACGGACCTTTCCAGTCTCGTGGCAGTGATCCACAGCCAACATGCGTGGCCCGCCATCCTTGTCCTTAGAGTTTTCTGGTTGATTGCAAATGGCACAAACGCCTTTTTGTGCGTTGAACATGGAGTCATATTGCTCTGTAGTCACCCCGTACATTCTCTTTAGATCGTACGACTTAGCGCGCTCAGGATTGTTTTTGCGCCACTCTCGTTGGTAAGCCGCCTTGTCTTTATTTGATATTGACTCTTTCCAGTACCAATTTCCGGGGCCGATAGGTAGTTTTGCGTCATTACGTCTCAGCGTATGGTTTTCTGGTTTTTCTCCAACTGTGTTTACAAAAGCCCAGAAGTCATCACGCCACTCTTGGCACATGCTTGTTGCGCCTTGTCGTTTATGCCAGCAGTATGTTTTGTATAACGGGTGTTGCTCGCGTGCGCCCCAATCTGCAGGACGTTGCGAATTCATTGTTGCATGCCGGCGAGCGCGAAACTCATGCTTGCCACACAGGCTAGAGGTTAAATTCTTTTGATGATTGCCGCAGTTCGGAACAACACACAT